TTCTGTACGTCGGACTAACAAGGGCCAAGTCAAACCTTGTCCTAAAGCTCCCAGAAGATTCACAGAGAGGATGGGCACTATGACGCTAAGGATAACTACGGCACGCGGAGTACTAGCCAAGGCTTCGGAATACGTCGCGGGAGACAGAGCCGACGCCCACGGTCCTGCGGTAGAAAACCACGCAAACATCGCGCACCTGTGGAGTGGCTACCTTCACGACTCGCTTAAAGACGGCGTGACCCTAACTCCAGAAGACGCCGCAAATCTAATGGAACTGCTGAAGATCGCCCGACGCAAGCAGGGGAACTTCAACGCGGACGACTACGTGGACGGTGCCGGATACGCCGGAGTGGCCTTCGAGTGCGCGTACTACGAGAACGAGAAGCGTCGTTGCAACGAGGCGGGAAAACGTGATGAAGAAGAATCTTAAAAAGCCCGTCTGGGGAGTGCAGACCGAGTGGGTTCCCGTTGAGAGCCTCCCCCCCACGCCCAGCGACATAACAGAAATCGCGATTGACTTAGAGACTAAAGACCCACGCCTCAGGACCCACGGCCCTGGGTGGGCCACGGGACATGGGGACGTCGTCGGCATCGCCGTCGCGTACGACGGGTTTAACGCCTACCTGCCCATTGCCCACGAGGGCGGGGGAAACCTCGACCGGCGCATCGTCATGCGTTGGTTCGAGAAGGAAATAGCGAGCCACCCCTCTGACAAGATCTTCTACAACGCGGCCTACGACGTGGGTTGGCTCAAGCGGCTGGGCATAGACCTGAGCGGCCGACTGATCGATGCCATGCTCGCAGCGCCCCTGCTTAACGAGAACCGGTTCAGCTTTTCCCTCAACGCAGTCAGCTACGACTACACCGGGAACATGAAGTCAGAGGCCGCCCTCCGGGATGCCGCCCAGAACTTCGGCGTGGACCCCAAGGCCGAGCTATACAAACTGCCCGCCTGTTTCGTGGGGGAGTACGCCGAGGCTGACGCCCGCCTGACGTTGGAACTGTGGCGCATCTTCAAGATGGAACTCACCAAGCAAGACCTCTGGCAAATCTTTGACCTGGAGACGCGCGTCCTCCCCGTCTGCATCGACATGACGTGGCGGGGCGTCCGAGTAGACTTAGACGCCGCCGAGCGGCTAAAGCAGGAAACCCTTTCTGTCGTCAACGACATCCTGGCCGACGTCAAGAAGCAGACCGGACTTGGGGTCGAGCTTTGGGCCGCCGCGTCTATCGCCAAGGTGTTCGACCATCTGGACATAACCTATGGCCGGACCCCGACGGGGCTTCCAAGCTTCACGAAGAACTTCCTGGCGCAACACGAGCACCCCATCGCGCAACAGATATCGATGGCGCGGGAATACTCGAAGCTGGGCAATACGTTCCTGTCGAGCATCTTCCGCTACGCCGAGGACGGCCGCATCCACGGCCACATCAACCAACTGCGCTCGGAGGGAGGGGGGACAGTCACGGGACGCATCTCATGCTCCAACCCCAACCTCCAACAAATCCCTGCCCGGAACCCAGAGATGGCGGCAAAGATACGCGGCCTGTTCCTGCCGGAGGAAGGCGAGCAGTGGGCGTCTATGGATTTCGATCAGCAAGAACCACGCATCATGGTCCACTTCGCAAGCCTCACGCACAATGGCCTGACGGGTGCCGACGCCTTCGTTCACGCCTACAACACAGACCCCAAGACCGACTTCCACCAGAAGGTCGCGGACATTGCGGGCATCCCACGCAAGCAAGCGAAGACCATCAACCTCGGCATCATGTACGGCATGGGGCAAACACGGCTCGCGGAGCAACTGGACGTGACGCCACAAGAGGCCAAGCGTCTTATGCGCGTGTACCACGAGGAGGTCCCGTTCGTTAAGGAGTTGATGGACGCCGTACAGCGCAAGGTGTCACACCGGGACAAGGGTGGCGCCGTCCGCTCCTTGCTCGGCCGCAAGTGCCGGTTCGACCTGTGGGAGCCCAACATGTTCGTGTCGGCCAGGGCCCTACCCAAAGAGGAGGCCAACATCGAATACGGCGACAACATCAAACGCGCCTACACATACAAGGCGCTCAACAGACTGATCCAGTCCAGCGCAGCGGACCAGACCAAGGAGGCGATGGCTAAGATCCACGAGGAGACGGGCAAGATACCCCTACTGCAAATCCACGACGAGCTTGCGTTCTCTGTTGCCAGCGAGAAGGAAGCCCGCGACCTCTGCACGATTATGGAGGACGCGGTAAAGCTAGAGGTGCCATCTCCCAGCGATATATCTATGGGTGGTAACTGGGGGAACCTCGCGACACTTGATATTGACCACTAGGGACGAGTCCTGTAATGTCCACCACGAGGAGACTGCAATTATGAACCCCGAAAAGTGGAAGAGCGTTGTCATAACCGTGCCTTCCTACAATAAGTTGAAGGCGTTGGCGCGGTCTGAACACCGCACGATTAGCGGACAATTCACGCACATGCTTGAAAAGATGTCTGAGGTCTCTGATCCAAAGACAACCAAAAGTGCCTCCCGCTAAGAACCCTTGGAACGACTTGAGGGAAAAAAACCCCGAGGGCCCCTATAAGAGATTTCGCCAGACATATATGGAGTGCGACTTTTGCGGCGGCCTGACCCGTGGACGCATCTATGATTCTGATCCCTCCTCGGTGCGCTGTGGTGCGTGCCACCGGACCATAAACACGTTGTTGGAGCCATGACCGTGGACGGCGACCCTGACATCCTGAGAATAGAAAACGAAATTGCCTCGGCGCCAGTGTGGGTCGCCTACTATTTTGCAGACAGCACTGAGACACTTCTTGGAGATTCTCTTGGAAGGCCCCTGTCGCGGGCAACCCAACGCGACAATCTCCAACACATATTGACCAAGGCTCAGATCGCGAGTGCCGCGAGACGGCTTGCGTGGTCCCAGGAAAAAATGCTGCAAACGACAGGCCCCAAGGCCGGGAAGCCGATGTTCGAGTTCGCGCAGCGCAAGAATGTCTCGGAGGATGGTAGCTATACCGGCAAGACCGAGTACCTAATAAGGAGACTGACCTAACATGGCAAAGCTTCACCCCGGCGCGAGCCAAGCGAGAAGTCGTGGCGGCTCCAGCGAAAAGCACGAGGGCTTCGGAGCAAAGATGACGGCGAGCCACTTCGGCTTGGGTATCCCCCGGTCGAAGACGTGCGAGAAGGTAGGCTGCGGCTTGCTCTCCACCCGAGGAGCATATTGCGAGGAGCACGCAGAACTTTTTTATCGTGGGGCTGGCGAATAGATCGAAGCGTGTGGTAGGGTGCCCACGAGCCACCCTCCAAGGTTCAACATCTCCCGATGTGAAGAAAGACGGGCCTCTCCCGAGAGCCCGTCTTTTTTTGTGCTACTCTTGCCGGACCCCTGAGACTTGAACCTCCTGGGGTGTCGGGCCGTCCTCCCCACCGGACCCCCCGACGTAGAAGCCCCGGCGGCGCCTCCCAGCCTGCTGGGGCTTCTCTCTTATGTCCCTGCTGGCATCTTGAACCCCGGCAAGACATACCGGATCAGCGGCTCGACAGGTCGGGGAGGCTTTTCCCTGGGTATCACCCGTGGCTCCTCGACTTTTTCAGGTTCCTTTGGAGGCTCTTGGGTTGACAGAATATTCGCTCTGCGAAATAGCTCCGCCTCCAAGATCCGGACGTACTGAAGCTCGGGGCAGAGAAAAAGCAGAATGCAAATGGATAAGGTCAGTTAAAAATAGTCTCGACTTTTCGTGGAAATACCGAGAGTAAAAACTACCCCCGGAATTTAACGGGAAGGGGCAGTCCGTCCTCTCAAGGTCATGAGCTTTGATACTTCTCGCATTAAGTTATTCCAATCTCGGGCTTCGCGAGCATTTTCAAGGTCAAGGGCCCGGTGGAATTCTTCTGTTGCCGCTTCGTAAACCTTCTTGGCATCAATGAAATCTTTACCGGCACAAACCCACACATCGCCTTCGGCTAGGGAGGGATGAGCGGCCTCGTAGACGAGGGTCGCTGCGCTGTATGCCATCCTGGCTTTTTCCATGTCGCTCATGCTGCACCTCCTTCAATGCGGGTGAGGATGGCACTAACCATCTCTATCCGACGATGGCGAGAGTCTTCTGCGGGGGCATAGCGCATGTCGTCGCGGTACTGGAGTAGTGCATCGAACATCGCGGGTGCCTCTGCGATTAGGCGGGCGTTGGCTTCGTGGTCGGCCCCGACAACCTCAAGGCTGTTGCCATCATCTTCAGGGCTGAGCGATACCCAGGTGCAGGGGGTTGGTCGCCTGCCTTGTCCAGTTATTTCCCACGGTCCCGGTGAGTGCTTGCTCATGCTGCACCTCCGATGTATCCGAAACTCACAGCACGCTCTGTCAGTAGTTTTTCGGCTTCCTCTTGAGTGGAGCACTCGGTGCCCTTGATGCCCCAAACATCGTATGAAGGCTGTGAACGGCCCAAATTACCATCCCGACCCTTGGTGACTTTGCGTTTAACTTGGCCAACGTCCACACCATCAACTATCAGTTGATACTTGGGGAACCGGCCAGTGGTCTTTCCGTCACGTTCGATGTTCATCTGCTTAATTCCTTTCTGAAACCAGCAACTTCGCTGGAGAAAGAATTATCAACTTTATAAGAGGCAAAGTCCACCCCCAAAAAAGTCAATGATATCAATGACTAAACCCAGTGTCCGGGTTACATTACCGCCAGACTTTTTTTCCGGTATCGCCCTCAACACCTTACGAGACAAGGGATTGCGACCGACCGTTACCGCGTTACCGCCAACATCGTCTTTTTTATTTTATTTTTTTTGCTCGGATTTTTTCCTTACATACCTTTCCGGGTTCGGGCATACTCCTCTTCCGCTTTAGAAAGGACAGAAAGTCGATGCCAAAAGTTTACGTTGTCAATCGCCCGACCAAGAACAAATTTGGTTGGACCCCAGACCTAAGCGACGCGTCTCGCTACGGCGCTCTGGAGATTGTGTTCGAGCCAAACGACAAGCCACAGTTTGTGCCCGGACCGAGCATTCAAAAGGCAAGACGCATCATGAAGAATTTCTCGGAGGAGGACTACATCCTCTGGCCGGGAGGTGGCGATCCGATTGCTGTGATGGTCGTAGTGGCCATCGCCAGTGAGAAGTCGCCAGTCGTCCGCGTCCTGCGTTGGGAGCGGAATATGGAAGAGGGCGAGCGTGACCGGCGCAAGGGTTGGTACATGCCCGTCTCACTCGAAATGAGAAAGGTAGAAAGTGAAAATCGATCTGCTTGAGGACGTGGCACCATCGTCCGACAATGAAATTGGTGCAATCGCTGACATGGCTTCTCGAATGCTAGATCTTCAAGACGAGATCAACCGCACCGAGGAACTGTTGAAGCAACGGAAGCAGGATCTCCAAAAGTTGGCCGAACAGGACTTGCCTGACTTAATGCAAGAACTGAATATCAAAGACTTCACCTTGAGCAACGGAGCCAAGGTTCAAGTCGATGATTTTATCTCTGGGACTGTCCCATCCGCCGGTGCAATCGATCGTGCCAAGGGTGACGACAGAGTGAACATGGAGATTCGCCAACAGCATTGTTTCGATTGGTTGCGCAGCAACGGCGCTGGTGACCTGATCAAGAACAATGTTGAGGTTCAGTTTGGTCGCAACGAGGATGATGCTTGTGATGAGTTCGCTGTTGAGCTTAACTCACGTGCCATCAACTACAAGCGATCTGTAGGCGTCCACCCTTCAACGCTCAACTCCTTTATCAAGGAGCGGATGTCTGAAGGCAAGGAAGTTCCCCATGATCTGTTCAAATTGTACACAGGTCGCAGAGCCAAAATCAGGAGATAAAATGTCAAAGCAAGTTGCGAAGAAGCAAGAGG